CGACTGCCGTAAAGGTAGTTGTAGCAGCATTAGTTGATAATTGAAGAGATAAATTATATGCAAAAACTTCAATAGTATAAGTACCTTTTTTTGTATCTAAGAGTTCAAAATCGCTACTGAATACTACCTGTGAAACATAATTATTATCTTCAAATTTATAATTCACTAAATACTGAGTAACTCCCTGCACAGGTTGCCAATCTACTATCAACTTACTCCTGGCAATATTATTGATAACCACTGTTTTTTCTGTGACAGTAAGGTTACTTGGGGGTGATACAGGTGCATTTAATAATGAAATATTTCTTACAGAAAGAGGCGTATTATCTTCTATAAATGCATATTTTCCTTCAACATAAGTTAAAGCTGTAATCACATAATTAATGTCATCTTGTTCTTCAACTTGTATTACTCTGAATAGTTGTGTCTGAAGCGTTGTGCTTGATATGACATAAGGTGCATTAACGTTTGGTGCAGAGGAAAAAGCAGAACTTACTGTTAAGACTGCTCCTGTAATGTCAGATATAATTTTAGATTCGATAGTTCCATCAGATAAAACGATACTGATTGTAGGATTATCATTTAAGGCAGGTAAAGTTGTTTCTGATTCTGCATCTATAGTTATTGCAGTTGTTGTCGCAGATACGACACGACCACCTCTTCTAGCTCCTGCTCTTACTGGATCGTTCACCTCAATCACAGATCCAGGTCTTACAACGACACCAGAATCTATAGAAGTAGTAAAAGTAATAGTTTCAGATTCATTTTGTTCAGCGAAAAGTATTGCACGACCTAATCTTGCAGCTTGATTACGAGAAGTACAGGCAAAGGCTTTAACCTGTTTTACTATCGTTCCAAATTTAGATATAGCTGTTGCATCCTCTACAACTTCAAAGTCAACTTCTTTTGAATCCATGTTGAAATAGCTGACAGATATAACACTATGTCTGGTTTTTAAACTGCTACCTGAGTAGTTAAAACCACCTTCTCCTACATTTGCCAAGTTAAATAAATAACTTGCTGATGTTGGTTTATCCTGAGATATTGTTATACCACCAGCAGACCATATCGGCATACATCTCATCACACCTGCAAGATCATTTATTGCTGCAAATGCTTCCTTTGGACTTTGAATATTTACATTGCAACTAAACCTTGCTTCTTTTGCTCCTGATCCTGTTCCATCATCAACTTCTTCATTGGCAAACTTACTTGCTGCTACAAAACTAAATAAATCTAAATTACTGTCTGTAATATGATTACCTAATCCATAGCGAGTATTAGTAAGCAAATCAAGTAAACACATTGCAGGACAGTTAGTGTAAGTCGCTGCACCCATTACTCCATTAAATATATAGCCAGTTGGATAGACTATTCTGCCTGTTGCATTATCAACAGTGGGAGTACCAGAACTAGAAGCACCTGCTCCTGGTATTCTTACCTTTACACCTCTTATCCGAAACTTTCTTGTAGGAATACTATTAAACTGTTTACTATCAAAACGAAGAGAGACATAAGAACTGTTTGGGTAAGTTGAACTGTTGTCTATAACTTCTTGAATACTTGTAAACTGAAAAGCATTTACTCTGGCTGATTCTGTGCTGTCGGCTGTGACACGAACCACTCTTATATCAACAGGAAAAGCACCAGTAATATTAATCCTGTGATCCCTTGCATAAGCATCTGCTGTACGACCACTGACGGAAGTTGTAATTATATCTGTAAAACCACCTGAGTTATATTGAACCTGTATTTTGTATTCAATAGTATCTCCTGTTATATCTCCATCATCTTCAGCTACTTGTATCTGAGGCCAAGTCAAAGTGACAATAACAGCATCAACATCTGTATTTGTTATCTGTCTTGTAACAGGAGCAGAGGTAGTTACAGTTGTTCCTACAGCAGTAGGTGATCTACTTTCAGCAGGAATCCCTGTCATTGCAGTCTGATTGGACGTTCCAAACTTTGATTGAAAACCTACATCTTGAAAGTTGAAATCAGTCGTAGCTGGACTAGCACTGTTAGCACTTGCATTAAGGATTGGAGTGTCATTAAGAAAAACATCCTTAAGACTTGCATTGTTATAAGCAGTTGTACCTTTGGTTAAACCTTCCTTGGATGCAGACGCAAATCCTTCTATCTCACCTTCAGAGATTAAATCTTGAATAGTGGCAAAACTTCTACTGTGTAAAGTATCAGGAGCACGATATGGGGGAGGAGGTGGCTTTGGTGGCCCTCCACCAGCACCTTTAATAATTTTAGTTTCGTCTGTCATGCTTCCACCTGATTAACATCTGTTGCAGCAGAGATAACTACTGAACCAGTAATAATCTCACCATAAACTATAGGAACGGGAGTACCAGCCCTTGATGTATTCTGTACTCCACTAAAACTAAAAGATAACTGTGGATCTTCTTCTGAATTAAAGTCTTGCGGTTTTGGCAAAGGAAATAACATTTCACTTACTCCAGACAAGGCTAGACCTGCTCCAATAAAAAATGCTCCCTTAGCTATTCCACTCGTAAAAGTTAAAGCTTTAACTGGAGCTAAAGAGATGAAAGCACCTCCAGTAGCAAATGTAAGACCTATTAAAGCTGCTCCTAGCAAGGTTTTTCCCAATCCTCCACCTGCTCCAGCTATAACTGGTATAAAATGTATGTCCTCCCTTCCAACAGGATAATCAATTTCATCTTTATCAATATCATAATTACCTACCTTTACCTGATAATACTGTGGACTCATGTGTTCTTCCAAACCAGGAAAGTTATGTATCAAGAAACTTACTGCTTTGGCAACATTATCAACCTGCACTTCAAACTCTTTGTGACCAACAAACTCTGCAAGCTTTCCATATAGTTTTACTTTACGAAGCATAGCGATACCTACCTCCTGTACATTTTAACAACCATTCAGAATAAGGCTCTTTACAAGATAGTCTATCGGTTAAATGATGTAACACATCTCCATCTAAAAATATCGCCACATGATTTAAACCATTACCTAAAATAGACATAAACAATAAGTCACCATTTTCTAACTTTTCTTCTTTTCGTAATTGTCTAAAACCAGTTCTCCAAGCACATCTTTCAAACATAGGATCTTTTAAAAATTCTTCTGGTGTTAAAGGTCGTTCCCAATCTCTTAACTGAATACCTCTTTCTTCCTTATACCAATCTCTAACTAAACTCCAACAGTCAGTTACACCCCATACCCATTGCCTACCTAATATTGGTGCTTTATATCCTGATGGTTCTAAATATCCCCACTGCTCTGTCTTGGGATTAACAATATGCCACGGAAGTCCACTTTGTTCACAACTGATCTTATCTGCCTGACTTGCAATTGGAGGAGTTACAGGATGACTATGAACTACTGCTACGATCTTACCTATCTTATCTGCCTTTACATAATCTTCTGGATCTAAGATAAAACATTGATGATCTGTTAAAGCAAGATTACGACAAGAAAAATATCTTTCTTTACCTTTTACATTAAGTAGTAATCCAACAGCTTCTTTAGGATCTTGGTCTTTCGCATGAACCAATGCTTTATCTTTCCAAGACATTAATTAAACGTGCCAATAGAAGGAAATATACTACGAGTTGCCTGACGACCAGGAATCCTGATACCTGCAAGATCAGTCGGTGCAGCTAGTTCAAACTCCACTACATTTCTATTTTCTGCTGACTTTCTATCAACTCCATAAACCTCTCTTGGAAACTCTGCATTAGGATCTGCTGTTGCATTTGTATTATCAGCAAAATTTACAGCATCAATAAATTTAGCAAGAGTTCTTATTCTTGTAACAGTAGCTCCAGTAAGATCATTACCTGCTGTAGTTTCATTAACGGACAAAAGAATAGCAGAAATAATACCTGATCCTGGAATAACACCTGCATTACTTACTGTCATTTTTGGACGAGGTAATTGTCCTTTCTGAAAAGCAAAACCTGATACCTGTATAGGAAATCTAAGGTATGAATCTCCATCCCAGACTATTTCACCGTTGGCATTTAAACTACTACCAGCATGAAAACGAAAGATATCATTCGATCCATGTAATGATGTAGATAACTGCAAGGTAAATAGTTCAATAATTGCAGAAGGGTTTATAGATTGTAGATTACTGAATACTGCTGAATTAACTGACATTAGGATGCAGGTTCAAATACTTCTCTGAATGTAGCTTGAATCGTAGCTCTATTGTTATAAGGTATCGACTTGTTCCAACTTTCGCAAACAAACTGTGATGAACTAGCCTCTCCAGGTGGTGTAAAAGTAAAGCTGGCACTATCATTTGCTCTTGCATCTAAAAAAGTTTCTATGGTATCTGAGTCTGTTTCTGAAACATTAAAAGTAAAATTAAATACTTTGGGATTTTGATGTGCTGCTATTCCAAATAATATTCTGTGTTCATATCCATCAGCGAAACGAATGGTACGTGTTAATGGTGCTGAGTTTTTTCTTTGTCCGTATGTAGGTTTTATTGAGGGAAAAGTAGCCATTATGAAAGTAAACCTCCAGGACGTTTCTGCTGTAATATTTCAGATTG